AGTACTGAAACTTCTCGGAACCTACAGGTACGTTGTCAGGGTCAGAAGGATCATTGTAGTACTGCGCTCGGAACTGCATTTGGTCAAGGTACTTGCCTTTCTTACGCGACCAGATCGATCGGTTGAAGCCAAACCACTTTCCGTCTTTTCTTTGTTGCCGAGGCCATAGGAATTCCCCTGAGCCATCTCCCATTGATTCAATCGGTCGTTCAAAGACCTCGTAGATATTGAACTCTCCAATGAGGTTTTCTTCTTCGTCATACTGCTGCTCCACCATGTTAAGCATGTCGTTGTAGAGGTCACGAGGATGATAGCGTGTTCCTACCACCCACTCCTTTGCATCGCCTGCTTCGATAGACGAGAGAAGGGAGTACTGACTCTGCACCTTGCGGCGACCTTCTTCCGTGTAAGCATTCTCTTGGACTACAACATCGTCAAGGACAGCAATATCAAAGTGCATACCAGTGATAGCTGTAGTGAGTCCAGCACTGAAGATGGATGGGTCCCGAACATTCTCTTTCGTTCTAAGAGGGTGATCAAGCTCGACCTCAGTGTTCGACCACTTTGCTCGTTTACCTTTTTCCTTATTAACATGCTCTGGCCAGTAGCGTCTAAAGACCGGTGAGGTCAAGAGTCCTTTTATAAATGTAAGCTGCTTCTCAGCTAGGTTAGCTGTAGCAGAGATGTAGAGAACCCGTAGGGTAGGGTCCTTGGCTAGTGCCCACGCAACCCGGTAAGCAACATGGCGAGACTTACCGTGGTCGCGGGGGAAGAGTAGTACTTGGTGGTCATGGGCGTCAGGCCTAGTCCACCAGTGGATCACCTCCTGATGACAGTGACCAATGACTTCACCGGGGGCAACGAGACGGATAAAGAATTCTAGGTCCGCTTCTGCTGCTTCCCGTATTTCATCTAAGGTCATGGTCTGCCTATTATGTTGTTATCTCGTCGGAGTCGATGGGCGCTTAGGCGACTTACGTGGATTCGGTTTCTTTACGACCTTTCCTTTACCCTTTGGTCCTTGGCTCTTGGAAACGTTCTTCATCACGTTCTCCCCACCACTCGTTGATCGAGTACCTTGGGGGAAGTGGTTATCATTAAGAGCGGCACCCTGACGGATACCAGCTTTATCCAGCTGGCTTTGTGTACGGATGGCGCGACTGGTCTTGCTCTCTCCGTAGCTGTTCTGAGCCTTCGGTTTAGGTAACTTCATATCTTATCCTTTCTTGACGAAGGCACTCATACGGAGTACGTCGTCTTTAACTCCCTCAGCAGCTTGCGTTGATGTCGTCTGAGAGATCTCTTTAGTCTTCGGGTTCCGTTTGTCTTTCCAGGGTTCTTCGATGAGATACTTCGCTGCCGTGTAAGCCGATCTCTCTCCAGCTGTAACTTCCTCATGAATTCGTCGGAATGCTGTAGACTTCCTTCTGACATCCGCCTCTTGCCTCCACTCCTCTATGTATGGTTTCATCCACGCACTGTCAGCAATCAATTGCCACTGTCCGTAGGTACCGAAGACATGAATAGCGAACTCGTACTCAGATGGATCATCTGCAGCAAGTTCGAGGTAGATGGGGAAGAGTTGAACAACATCAGCTTTCGGAAACCTACCTAGGGACATGATCGGGGTGTCACCAGCCTTTGCTGTCTCTTTGAACAGCGAGCGTGTCAGCCTGTGTCCTTGAGCAGAGTAGAGTTGTTCGTGTGTGAAAAGCATGAGTTTTCCTTGGTCTATACTACTATTATACCATATCCCGGTATGGAAGTCAAGAGAAATCGACGCCGCTTTGTGTGGAGACAGGTTAAGTACCTGATAACCCTAGGTACTTAGTTTACCGGGGGGCGATGACGAAATCCTGCAATGTACCTATGGGTACTCTCATTACCCTCTCATATGTACTATAGGGTAGTAAGAATGTAAGGAGAGTACCCTTTGGTACTTTCTGTACCTTCGTACATTGTATACTAAGTATAGAGTATACACTATTCCGGTGGGGTTGTCAAGTAAAATCTGTGCACAACGGAAAAGTAAATTAGAAATACACGGGGTCCCTTTCTTAAGAACAAGGCATACCCCCGACCCCCTGCCCCCCTTCTGTGACATTGTTGCAACTGTTGCCACCCCGTCACTGTTGTATTCATGCCACGTCAAGTGTCCATTGTATCACAGTGACAACATAGTCACACCTCGCAAACCATTGGAACAAACCGAGAACACCTCACAGACCCCTCAAATACGTCCACTGACAGCCGCTGGACACTTTAGGCCACCTTGACCCATAGAATTGCCCATCACGCTTTGTACACATCTGTTCTCCTTTGTTCTCCCACATCTAGTATCGTTCTCACTCTGTTCTCACCACATCCTGATCCTGTCTCCATTACAGCAACAGTTTGTTTCCAATACTGCACCACATTAGCTCTTGACAAGAACAAACCAAGAACACTCTTCCGCCCACGCACACGCGCACACATGCGCACGCAGGCACACGTCACACGCGTACACGCACGCGCCTTTTCTATTCCGGGCGAGCGGACGTCTTTTCTATGACATATAGTCAGGACATTCAAACATATGAATATGATAGGCTGGACTGGGCGATTGTATTACATTTGGAAACGGTGTTTTTCCTTGACTTATACAATCGGATACCCTAGGTTGATGATACGAAAACAGAGACTGGCCCACTCGAACGGGCTTGCCGCTTGACCCGGTATTGGTTTGCACGTGGAAGTCGTGCCTTGCTACGCCACGGATCACATAGCGCCACCTTGCGAGGGGTGGAGCGCCTAGGACTGATAGATGAGTGAAGTAGTCGCTCTAATCAGATAGTGCCGTAAGTCCCATGCTTTGGGGTGGACTGTCAGTCTCTTGGGTTGTGCTTAGTACCTTGATAGGTCTTTGCTATAGGTCCACCTTGTGTCCGTGATACGGTCGAGGTGGTCTTGGCTTGGGTTCTGGATAGAGAACGGCTTGCCCTTCAGGAACATATATAGAACGCATGGCAAACCTGAGATAGTGGATCGTCCAGCGTTCAACTGTTCGACCTACGCCTTGCGTATACCTCCAACAACGAGGTGTGCGTGAGGTGTCGGTTGGGTAGCACTGTCCATTCATGGTGAGTGGATAGTGTGCTCAACTGAAGTAGGAGAACTATCATGGCTATCACATACACATACACGATGGACGACGCCTCAATTGAGAAGGGTGTCGTGTCCATTGGCAAGCGTAGTGCATCCATCCGTAAGGACATGCATAGCGTGGCTGTGTCCACCTTGTTTCAATGGGGTAAGACTGGCGACGTGGCCGCGGCTTGCCGACGTGCTAATGCGATGCTTGCTCAGTGGGACGGTGCCTTTGCACAGAAGATTGTGAATTGGTTCGGCGTCCATGCTGGCTTCACCCTTACAGATGAGAAGGTGTTCGTTTACAGTGCCGATCGGACTACGATTGACGCTGATACCTTCCAAGCTGCGAAGGCTGAGTCAATGTTCGACCTCACTCCAGACTCACCACCTAAAGCGTATGACTTGCGCAAGCTGGTGCTTGATCTGATTGTGAAGGCTGAGAACAAGCGGACCAAGGGCTTGGGTGAGAATGACTATGCACCTAGTGCATTGATCGAGGCACTCAAGGCTGGTGTGGCTGCGTTGGAGGTGGAAGCTGACGCCAACGAAACAATCTAGTTAACACCGCGTGGTCACTGGCTTCGGTTACAGTGGCCACTCATGTGTCAACTAAGTAGAAGGAGAACGTCATGGATAAGGCTTTGTTTATATCACAGACAGGTGCATGGGCTGCGGCTGAGAAGGTGGCTGCCAAGCGTGGCCTTGATACGATGGCTTGCAAGATACATGCACTCTATAGCCGCGGTGCCTTGCATGGGTATGAAGCATGGGTGGACTGTCGCCCTGTCTATGAGGAGGAGGTACTACTATGACTTACACGCTGAGTACTAAGTGGGTGGATGGTGGTGTGCTGGAGCACGTCCAAGTGGAGCACAAGTCACTGCAACAGGTGATGGACCTCATCAAGCTGAATGGGCTGGGGTTACGCATGGCTGGGGTGGGTAACCCTATCTTTGTGGTCATACCAGAGGAGGAGGAGTGATGCTGATGAAGATGGAGGATGGCACGTGGGTACTGAAGCAAGACCCACACCCTATGATCGTGGTGTCTACGTGGCTTGTCGAGGCACTGAAGGACGACCAAGACGTACACTATGTCCGTAACACTGAACTTATCAAGGCTATCACTGACGTGTATGTCCTTGGTACACAACAAGGAGAAACGAAATGAAGATGATCACACTGATGGGCGTGAGTGCCATTGCATTGAGTGCATGTGCTGCACAGGTAGCGCCACCCATTTGCGATCGTGAAGCTATTGCGTGGGATAAGTGGGGTGAACCTGAGATTCAGGAAGTCTGTCATGCCCCTGTGTCTGCACCTGTAACAAGAGAGAGAGACCGTGATGATCGACGAGTCGAAACACCTGATGACACTGGTGATGACGAGGATGATGATGCTACACCGAGCGGCAAGTCTGACAACAGTGACGCCAATGGTAAGGGTGGCAACAAGCACGACCGTGAAGACAAGACCAAGAACGGCACCGAAGTAGCGGAGAACAAGAAGGGAGTGTGACTCATGTCCTTCAGGAGATTCATATGCAAGGTAGAAGGGAAAGAACATGTTGACGTTCGTAAGGCGAAGGAACCTCGGGAGGGGCAGCGTTCGTACGCTGATGAGTGTATTATCCGCGCAAGGGCTGCCCTCGCAGAGTAT